GACCCAAGGCGAATCCGAAGAGAGGAGCGCCAGCCTGGTCGTTGCGGGTGTAGTAGTTCTTTCGGAGAGTCTCCGACTTCTCCTTCGCGTCCTTCGCCAGTACGCGGTAGGGGTTGATGGGTGCCTTGTCGCCGTCCTTCGCGTCCTCCAGCTTGTAGACGTCCGACATCCGCTGAGCCCATCGGAGAGCGAGCTTGTGGTACGCCTCCTGAGCGGTGTAGTAGAGCGCGGCGGGTTGCAGTCCGAAGGGAATCGTCAACGGGTCCTCTCCCGTTCCAATCCACTGCGCTGCGTTCTTTAGGAATATCGTGAGCTCGGAATCGAGGAACCACTGCGAGTAGTAGCTCATCTCGACGCGCTGATTGTTCGTGGGAGCCGTGACCAGCACGACCTCCCCTATCTCAGGAGCATCACTGGTAATGCCAGCAACAGGATCAACCCGTAGACCAGCGACAAATACACCCAGGGACAGATTAGTATCCGTCTTAAAATTAGTAAGGCGTCGGTACTCAAAGCTCTTGAACCTCAGATTAGTGCCGTTGACGTCGCCGATGCATCGCTTTCGGTAACAGAGTTTGTCGGTCGCCCCATCGCTGAGGAGATTCCGAAGATCTGTTATGGCATCTCCTATGACTGTCCACGACATCAGTTATTCTCCCAGTTGTGCGACTACGTCCTCAATGGTCGAGTCGCGGCAGATGAAGCAGTAGCGTAGGTTCAGCTTCTTCATCACCGCGGCCTTCTTAACGCAGCTAGCCTCCTCGTTCTTGAACATCGGCTCATCGATGTAGAGCGGTCCCCCCTCCGCGAGAGGATAGAAGAGGCTAACGAGACGCATCTTGTAATCGTGCGGAAACTCTTTGTGGCCGCCGGGGATTGGGTGGTTTTTGTAAACCAGCGTTTTGTTCCGGGCGATCTGGTCAGCTAGGGTGATGAGGGCGTTCCTCTTCTCCGCGACCTTCAGTATTCGGGTGTTCTTCTCATCGACTTCCGGTGCCTCTGCGATCTGCTTCGGGGCTACGGTGCGGCTATGGATTTGCTTACTCATATTTGTCAACGTCCTCTCAGGCGATTGTAAACTGGATTGTCAAAGGGTTCCCCCGAGAGCCCCCATGAGAGGCCCTCGGGAGACGAATTGGTTAGACGCTACCGTCGTTACCTTGCCAGGCAAAACGCGGGTCAATGAAGTCCGCATTCTGACGGCTGGAGGCCTTGAACCGGTAGATGTCGCGATTGAACGACTCTCCCGAGTTCGGGGCTTCTTGAACGACCGTTGCCGCTTCGCGCATCTGCATGACGAAGAACGGTTTGGAATCGTCCACGATGTACCAGGCAGTCGAGTCGCCGTTTACCGTTCCATCGTTCTTGAACATGAACCGGGATACGGTGATGTCCAACATCGACTTCAACGGGTTGATGGCGAACGCGCCGCCGACGTTTCCAGCCGCAGCCGCACCACTTGGGTAGTACGAACTGTGGATGAGAACCGCAGCGTCGAAGGACAACCGAGGCCCAATCAACAGGCGATTCGGGCTCACCTGCATCTTGATGCCTTGGAGGTTCTTCTGATTCATCAGAGCGATGATTCCGTTCTGCACGTTCGACTGCGACAACGCCGCCGGGGTTGCCTTGGTCACGCCGCCACCGATTAAAGGAGCAGCAGCCAGGGTCCAGGGGTAGTTGGCCTCGCCCGAGGGTTTGGTCTCGGAGACGGGGATCTCGTAGTCGATGTACTTCATGCCGCTGACCGAAGCCAGTTTGCCGTAGCAGAGCACTTCGCACAGCAACCGGAGGTATTCGCCGAGCATCCCAGCTTGACGCTGGAACGAGCCGGTCTGATCGTCTTCGAGGAGCTCGCGCTCCACGCCGTAGATCGAACCGTGCTTGCGATTCTTCAGTTGCAGGTCGAGAGCCGCCACGCCGACTTCCGGGTACGGGGTCTGCGGACCAATCTGACGGGGGAAAGCTACGCCGTGATTAGGAGCGTAAAGTTCCGTGTCTTTGTTGGACGCTACGACCGTTACCCAGTCTTCGTAGGTGGTCTGGACGGATTCGTACATCGCGTTAGTGATGTTCTGAATCCCGGCGCGCAGGAACTGGGTGAAGGAACTCGAAGAGTCCGCCTCCTCCAATTTAGCCGCCAGCTTTTTCCACGAGAAGTTCCACTCCCTGACGGGAAAGGTCTTGTCGTCGAAGATGTCCAGCTTGAACTTCCGCTTCATGCTCTCGCGAAGGTTTTTGACCTCCTCGGAGTTTTGCAGAACGTGTTGGATTACCTTCTGGTTACGTTCACGCATCCCGCGCCGGGTGTTTATCCCGAGAGCCTGGAGTGCAGCCTGGTCGCCACCTTGAAGGGCGGCGAGAATCATTTTTAATTGCTCGTTCATTTTATCCTCCCTTCAATTAGATTTTTAGAGTGTCACCGGGGTGACGACATCCGATTCGTACTTCACCTTCGCTACCCGCTACTGCGGTAACTCCGGCTCCGACGAACACGCCAATGGATTTGGTTCCAGCCGAGGACACGACCTGGGCACCGTCCGCAGGGGACAAGTACACGGCATCACCGGGCGCGAACACATCTCCGACCTTGAGGAGCATCTTAGCGACTACTCCAAACACGGGACCGGGCACGTCCGCAATCGCGGAGGAGGCATCCACATCCGTGGTGTACGGATACTTCAGCTTGCCACTGACTACGGTTACGGGCGCGATGCCCAAGAAGGTAGCACCTTCGGCTTCAGCCGTTGGGACCTTCAACAGATTCGCGGTGTCATCGAAAACCAACAGATCGCCCTGATTGAACGATACTGCGGCGCTGATAACCTTCAGAGCACTGGCAAATAGCGAGTTGACCGCTACCGACCGAGTGATCCGATTCTTAGGCGTACTCATTAAATCACCTCTCGGTTATTGGTTGAGACAATCAGTGAGGGACAATCCCCCAGCCGCCGGCTCACCCTTTTCCACAGCAACGAAGGGTTCAAACTCCGTACCCGACTCACCTCGGGCGGCGTTGTATCCTTCGAGGAAATTCTTGAACTCTTTGTCGATGGCTTTCTCGTCACGCAGTTTGGTGACGTCGCCAACCGATTCCCGGAACTTGTCCGTGATGCGGCGAGGGAGTTTCGACTCGGAGAGTTTCTTCTCCAGGTACTCCTTCATCGAACCGACCTTGAGCTTCTCGGAGAGAGAGGCGTTCTCTCCACGGCTCTTCGCGAGTTCCTTCTTCAGTGACTCAACGGTCTCCGATTCCTTCGGATCGGCTTCCTTGTGTTCCGGCTTCTCTTCAGGAGCGGCCTCCGTCTGATTCATCGCTTGATGCATCTTGACGTACTGAGCGGCGCACTTCATCGCCTCTTCGCCCTCCATGCCCATGCCCTTCGCGGCTTCGTGAGCTTTATTCATCAATCCTTGAGAGGCTTCGTCCATCTCTTTGTCGCCGAAATGTTGGGCGAGAACCTTCTTCATCAGCTCCACATCCTGCGCGGCATCATCGTGAGTGGAGGCGTCGTCGGCTTCCTTCAGGAGTTTGGTTTTGTCCGCATCGGATAAATCCTTCAGCTGCTTCGTGGCGTCCTTCTCAGAAAGCTTCTTGCTCTCCATGAGATGCTTTTTCAACTTCTCCAACTGTTCCTTAGTCATACTTTTCTCCTGTTCAATTAGTGAAAGTATCTTGCCTCCGGCACCCGCCTCTGTGACAAGATCGCAGCTTATCGCATCGACGATTCGGTTTACTACCCGGATTGTCTCCGCTCCCTGGTCCTTCGCCGCCTGAACCTTCAGGAGCGCAGAGTCGGGAATCTTAGTTTCCTTGAGAAACTCGTCGAGGTTCTTCTCCTCAGCGTCACCGGACGCGTTGATAGAGAGGCCAACGAAGTCTTTGTCAGGGAATTTCTTGGCAAACTCTACGGAATGCCGCATGAGGTCGCGAGCCCAGGAGAAGTTCTGACCGTCCATCAGCTTCACATCGGCTTCAAGAAATGCTCGATCATCCTCTCCCACCACAAGATGTACGTTCTCGAAGTATCCGAGGATGTCGCGTACCGAACGCTCTGGACGGGTTTGCTCTTCGCCACTGCTGGGGTGGTCGGCGTAGATTTTTTTGCCTTCGAAGATGGTTACGGCGGATTCGAGGCACTCTCTCGTGTAGTAGAAGAGGTCGCCAAGATTGCCCATCCCTTCTTGAATGAGAATCGCCTTGAACTTCGTGGGGCCGATTCCGTTGTCGGACTTCGCGCTCTCTACCAGATTCAGGGAACGGAAACTAAATTTTGAGGCCGCGACATCTGCTTCGCTAGTTCCATCGCGAGTGCTCGGCGTGTTTGACGATGCACTATCACATTCGGTTGCGGCTGGGAGGGAGA